CACGGGGATGGACTGGAGCAAACATGAATTCCTCCCCGACTGGTGGCTGAAAGAGCACCCGGAATGTAAGAAGTGCCCCCAACGCGCCGCGTTGCTCATCAGGGGAGACGTGAGTATCATCTGCACGGATAAAAAGTGCTATAGCCGCAAGCAGGACGAGGCGCGGGGAAAGAAGCAGGAGGAAGAACATAAAAGGGAAGCGGAAGAAAAGGCCCGCATCGCCGCGGCGGTGGAAAACTGCGGGTATGATGATATCCTGATGAGCTCCATCGTCCTCTGCCTCGGGGATTATTTCGATGAGACATTGCCGGAATGGTTCGGGGTAGCGGAGCCGGAGAACGCGGCGAAAGATTACGACATCGAGGCGGAACTGCATGAAGCCCTGGACAAACTCGACGCCCGCGCCATGATGAAAAAGCTCCTCGCCGGGCTGATTGCGGAAAACCGGAATGACACGGAATTCATTATCGAGCGGCTGGAAAAGCCGTGGGCCCGGGCTAAACAGGAAACGGAGAAAGAAGCCGAGCCAATCAAAGACCTGCCCTGTAACGATTGTCAAAACAATGTTACCTGCGACCGCAGCTATTTCACCACAGAC